TCAAGGTCACAAAGACATTTTCTTCCCACAGTAGTGCCTCATGGTAGGCGCGGATCGCCCACATTCTGGCTTTGGTCTGGATACAGGCGACGCATTTGCCGCAGGGCAGGTCGATGGGCCTATCGGACCATGCCTCTGAGTGTGAGAACACGATCGGACGTTTCCCTGATTGGTTCGTCTGCCTGGCCAGCCAGCCGTGGAGCGGTGAGACACACACTAGAGTCTGATTCCTCCTCGCCTCGAGAAGCGGTTGTTTACCGGGTGGACCCGGCCAGCGTTGGTGGTGAAGTTTCGGCGGCTGCTCTGCTTGCTCATGCGTCGGCGCATGGTGTCTCCTTACTTGGCGAGTCGCTGTGAGAGGACGAGGATGAGCTCGTCGATGAGTGCGGCGCGTCCTGGGTTCTTGGTTCGCTTCTTGAGGTCGATGAGGCGGTCAAGTTCCGCCTGCATTTCGTTGGGCTTGAGGCTGTCGATGTGTTGGTGTGCGGCCTGGCGTTCGGCTCCGGTGATTTGGCCGGTGCTGTTGGTGGTGATTTCGTCCCACACCTTCTTTCCCAGGTCGATCATCTTGTTCGCGCCGCTGTAAATGCTTCCCCAGGCTTTGGAGCGCTCGAGGTCGTATCCGGCGGCTTCAGCTGCGGCGCGTTCCTTGGCCTCGGTTTGGCTCATGATGCGGCCCTGGGTTCTGGCGTTCTCCTGGGCGATGAGCGCGAGGTTTGCTTCCTCGGTTGCTTTGAGTCCGAGGGCGTTTTGTGTCTGGATGATCTGCCGGTTGAGGTCGGTTTCGCTCTGCGATTTGGCTGTGTTCGCGGTGTTCAGGTCGGCTTGTGTGGTTGCGATCTTGGTTTCGTTCTTGAGGCGGATGGCATCCGCCGTTCCCCTGGCGGAGTGTTGCAGGCCTTCTTGTATCGGCGCTCCTGCGTTGACGGCGTCAACGGAAGGTGTTGATGCGCCGCCTCTCATGGCGGCCAGGACGGGATTCAGTCCTGCCGCCATGAGGTCTTTGACGGCCCGTTGGTAGGCCGTGTTGCTCATGTATTCCTCGAATTCGCGCTGCTTCGCGCCGCCCTCTTTGGCTCCGCGGCTTCCGATGAGGCCGCCGACGATGCCAGCTCCGGCGTTGATGGCGGCAACTCCTGCGGGGCCGATCACAGGTGGTCCGCCATGCCGGGAATGCTGTAGGTCGGCAGAGGTCGTGCGGCTCTGACGGAGAACCATGTGTCGAGGAGGAATTGCGGTTGCGTTCCCACCGCGATGACGCGGTCGATCGGCGGTGGCGTGGTGATGAATTGGTCTCCGAGGACGGGCAGGTTGGCGAAGTCTTCGCCCAGGTGCCACACGTCGAGGGTGACCGGATGCTTGCTCTGCATGATGGATGACGTTCGGCTGAACTTGGTTCGGTATTCGGCCCAGCGCTCCTGATAGCCGAACACGTCATCGTTGGCGGTGACGCCGTCGCCTTGGTGGTAAATCTCGCTGTTGAGGACGGCCTGTTCTCCGAGCATGGCGAGGGCAGGCCAGTAGAAGTCGTACTTGGTTCTGCGGCTGAACATCTTGTGAAGGCCGGTCTGGTAGGTCAGGTCGGCTCTGATGCTGGCGATGCCCAGGATGATGCTGTGCTCGACGAAGGACTTGTTGAACCTGGCCTTCGTTCCCGAGGCGGTTGCTGTTGCGGTCAGGGTTCCTTGCGGCGTGGTTGCGTAGGCTCCGGTGGCAGAGGTCTGTGGGATCGGGTTGACGTTGACCTTGACGGTTCCGCCTCCGAGGTATTCGGGCCTCTGCAGTCGGTAGTCCGGCGATGTGACACCGAAGTGGGATTTCAGGAGCTCGATGTACCTGGTTCCGCCTCGGGCGTCTCGCTCGAGGAGTCGCTGGATTTGGAATGCCTGTCTGAGCGCGTTGATGGTTCCTGCGGGTTCGTCCACGGCGGCAGTCCCGATCATGAGACGGGGGTCTTTCCACATCAGGTTGCCGGTTCCCGGCGCGGTGACGGCTTGGATAGCGGCGTTGGCTCCTGATGCGCCGTATTTCAACTCAGTCTGCCCCGTGCCTCCCGAACTGAAATTCGGGTAAGCGGGCGGTGACACCGTGCCGACGACGGGGATCCCGGAGATCGGGATTTCTACGCCTGGTCCTTTCTGCGGCCAGGGTAGACATGAGGTGAAGTAGTCATGTTTCTTGGAGCGGTAGCGGATGTAGTAGTCCGTCCAGGTGTCGGGCCCGTCGTCCTTGTCCACGATCGCTTTGTCGGACAGGTTCTGGTCTCGGTAAAACTCGTTGTAGACGAGGTTGTATGCGCGTGCGAAGAGGTTGTTGACCGTGATGGCGGCTCCCGGTGCTCCCATGTATCCGGGGACGCCCAGGTAGTTGTAGAGGGACGCTGCTGCGGCCTCGTTTCCGGTCGGTGCGCCGGATGGCGTGGAGACCGGTGTGGCAGTCGGGATGAGGAAGTCGGTCCCGATGCCTGGTTCGTCGCTCTCGCCCATGAACTTCTGCCAATTGTCCCAAACCAGTCGGTTGGGGATGGCGAAGTAGTGGACGTCGATCTCGACGTTGTCCATGAAGGGCGTGAGCGGTGTGATCAGCCTCGCGAAGAGCGAGGCGCTGACGTTGAACGTGTCTCCCGGGAGGGCTTCGTCAACGTAGATGGGCACAAGCCATCCGGCGTCCATGACGGTCTTGTGTCCGTGGCTGAGGTCGAAAGTTGACCGCTGGATGTTGGCTTCGGCTCGGTTGGTCTGCATGGGCTCCTCAGGATGATGGTGGTTATACACCCGGTTTGGATCGCCAAACTTACGAGTAGACAACCGATGGTTATCTTTTGGAGGTGTCCACAAGATTTCCACAGGTTTTCCACAGGATTTCCACAGGCTAATTGCATGGTGTGATTGGGTTTACTCGAAAATACCCCTTTTTTTTGCGGTCCCTACTACTAAGTAGTGGCGTGTAGATCGGGTAAACCCTGTTTTTGTAGTCGGTTTCGCCTTCGGCGAGGCTTTTTTTAACGGCCGCACACATTGCACTTGATCTATGTGTGCGGAGTGACAGGGGGTTCTTCGGGGGACGGTCGCTGGCAGTCCCCCGGGTTCGCTCTGGTTGGCGTCCTGTTGGTTTCAGAGACGCTTTTTCTGCCCCCTGGGGGCCCCGGGGGGGCGCAGCCCCCCGAGGGCCGCAGGGGCAGCGGGGGGCCGCAGGCCGCCCGACGGGGTTTTGGTGCTCGCCCTGGGCGAGGTCTCCGGGTTCATCTGGTGTTTGGCGCGACGCGACGGTTGGCGACGCGACGCGGTTTACCCTAGGGTTTTTCCGGTCGTACTTGATGCTGTTGCTGTTGCAGTTCATCCCCGTCCCCTAGAGCGAACCAGACCCGTGGTCTAGATTCACGGGCCGTCCACGGGCCTGGTGTCCAGGCCGGTGGGCGGGCGGTGAATCTAGGGCTTTGATTCGGGGACCGGTTCCGGTTTTGGTGCTGGTCCCGGTAGCAGGTTGAGGCGGATAGCCTCGTCCTTGTTGTTCGGGTCGTTGATCCAGTCGACGAGCTCCCCCGGGTTGTTGTTGAACTTGGCTCGGGTGTCGGCTGGTAGGGTCATGAAGGCGTTGCGGGCTTCGATGACCGTCTGCTGTGCTGTCTGGAAATCGCCGAATGCGGTGGTGTCCAGGAACGTGCCGAGGCGGGTCTTGACCATGTCCGCCGGCACGGTTCCGGTTCTGAGGAAGCGACGCACGATGGTGTTGATGTCGCATTCCTCCTTGAAGTGCTGCTGTGTTCTTCCCTTGGTGTGGTCGAAGACGGTGCTAGGCAAGGTGTATCTCCTTCTTCGGAGTGTTGCGGGAGACTTCGTCTCCGTTGGCGATGGTGATGGCCTTGACCGGCTCGATTTCTCCGGTGTTCTCGTCGTACTCGCCGATGATGTGCAGCGTGTAGTCTTCCGGGTGAAGTCCGAGGGGCGTCTGTGAGTTGCTGCACCAATCCAGGAATTGCCGGATGGCCTGGCCGTTGGTGTGCGCCGTGAACGGCGCAGCGTAGATGAGGGCCTTGCTATCTCTGACCGCGTAGAGTTTCGAGCCCACTAGAGTTCCCCTTTCGTTTGGCGCTGTCGCGCCTTGATGTTTTCCTGCTTGGCGTACCGTTCGAGGCTTGACGGTCTTGTTGTGTTCTGAGCGTAGGCCATTCGGGTGTTCTTGAGGTGTTCTGCGAGTTGTGGGTTTCGCTTCGCGAGGCGGTCTCTGTAGAAGCGTGGCGTCGGGAGTGTGACGCCGTTTCGGAGTGTCACTGCGTCTTGCGGGAATAGGTCTGTGTGGAAGGCTTCGTAGAAGTAGGCCCCGATGCCTGGCCGTCTGCTCATGGTGAAGTAGGGTTTGATTTGTCCTGGCAGGACTGGTCTGCCCAGGTCTTTTAGGGTGTAGTTCGCGACGTAGAGTGCAGTCGTGATGTTCATCTCGCCGATGCTTGAGTATCCGTGTGGCCAGAGTTTTTCGAGGGTCGGGCTTCGGTAGAGGTTGCCGGACCATGGCCTGGCGTCTTCAAATCGGCAGTTGAAAAGTATCGCGTGGTGATGCGGTCTCCCCTGCTTTCCGTACTCTCCGGCTTGCATGAAGCGAACACCTTGACGGTGATGCCTGAGTTGCTTCATGAAGAGGACGTAGTCTCTCGGTCGAAGCGTAGGCAAACCATTCGCAAGGGGAAGTTTCCCCTGCTCGTATGTCAAGGTCACAAAGACATTTTCTTCCCACAGTAGTGCCTCATGGTAGGCGCGGATCGCCCACATTCTGGCTTTGGTCTGGATACAGGCGACGCATTTGCCGCAGGGCAGGTCGATGGGCCT